GAAAGAATGCGGCGGGGGTTACTGGCTCGGTAAAACCTACGACTTCGTTTTCATGCTTGAGATTCCATATCCCATTTCTTTACGGCAGGGCATGGAGCTTCTGAACGAAGCAGAAGGAATTGGCATCCTCAAATCAGCTTCTGTGGACGACTTCAAACTGGAGTGAAGAGTGCATGACTATGCCGCATGAATTCGCATGATCCGAAAAGGATCGCTTTACCCTCGGCCCGCCAGTTCTGGCGGGCTTTCGTTTATGTCATGCAGGTGCATGAAAACCACATCATAAAGCGGGCAGGCGTGGCGGGGGTACGAGCGCGCGCTTAAATATGAAGTTGAAAATGAGTGAAAGCGGTCATGCATTGGAATAATATAGACCTAACCCCATAATGGACTAAAAGTATATGAAATATTTTATCGAGAATATTAAGTTCAAAAAAAACGAGGATTTAAATGAGCTGATATTAAAGGGAAAGAATCTGATAATATCTGGAAATAATGGTTCAGGAAAGACTAAGTTGTTAGAGAGGATACATGCCTTTATTCTCACTTCTGTATCATCGCATAACCCTCATACATCCAATCAAATTAAAATTGATATCAATAATAGTAAAGAACAGTTGAGATTTACTCAGCGAGGCTCCGGGAATTATGACTTTTTAAACTCTGAGATAAAGAAATTAGAAGAATCTCTTATTGAATTTGACAATTTTGATATCATATACAATGATTTGACGGAATTTAGAGTTTCTATTAAGGAACGTAATTCTATAGTGAGGTTTTTTCCTGCTTTTCGAGAGGCTAGGATAGTTAATGATGGTAAAATTAGCAGCCTAAAATCTTTGCTTGAGGAATATGAAAAAGCGCAAAAAAATAATAATAAAGTTGAAGCGGGTATGTTTTTTGAACGGTATATTGTAAGCTTGTGGAATTATGCGTTGGTTAATAGAGGTGTAGGAAATGATATTGATTCTGAAAGAGTGTTTAGCACCATTAAGAGTATTAATAATGATTTGAAGTCTTTGTTTGAAGATGAAACCATTAAGATGGATTTTAATATAGATGAGCTGAAAATATATCTTTTACAAGATGGAAAAGAGCCATTCGGATTAAATCAGTTATCATCTGGATTTTCTTCTATTCTGTCTATTTATACGGACTTATTAATCAAGGCTGAGCTTGATAAAATACGTAAAGATGATATGACAGGTATAGTTCTGATTGATGAAATTGATGCGCATCTTCATGTTACATTGCAAAAGAAAGTTTTTAGCTTCTTTTCGTCCTCCTTCCCTAACATGCAATTTATTATAACGACCCATTCGCCGTTTGTAATCCAGTCAGTATCAAATGCTATAATATTTAATTTGTCAACATTAGAGCAAATGGAGGATCTCTCCCTCTATTCATATACATCAATAATTAAGGGATTGTTGGGAGAGGATGTTTCATCTGAAAAACTTTTGGATATGATGAAAGAGCTTATGAACTTAACTGATAATGGCGACTTCAATAACAGATTTTCTGAATTAATGGAGATGTTGAGTAAAAATATCGACTCTTTGGATAATTCATCTAAATCAGCTCTTATGATTGCTAAAAGTAAGTTTTTAGACTTTAGCGAGGAGGAGTGATATGTTCAATGTCATTAGGAATGCTCCCGCTCCGCAATGTTTATCAAGGAATGTATATAACCATCGTTCTGTAGTAAGTGCATTAGAAACTATGTTTCACGGTAAATGTTATCTTTGTGAGCAAGGTAATTTAATGGATCCTGAAATAGAGCATTTTATCCCTCATCGTGGCGTGGATAAAATTAAATATGATTGGGAAAACCTTTTTCTTTCATGTGGACGCTGCAACAGTATAAAGAGTGATGTTCATTTGGATTTATTAGATTGTACAAAAAATATCGATGTTTTTGCTGAAATAATTCATATTGCTGGAAATGCAATCACGAGCGGTGTACAAGTCTATCCAAGAAAAAAAAGACCAAGTAGACAAGTGCTAAATACTGTAAGACTCTTGAATGAATGCTTTAATTCGACCAGTACGGGTCTCAGGGGGATAACTCAAGCTAACCTCATGGAGATGTTACAGGAGGAGCTTTTTTATTTTACAGGTTGGAGAATGCAGCTTGTTAGAAACAGAAGCACAGCGGCTGAAATACTTGAGGCAAAAGATAAAATTAGACCAATGTGCGCAGTCTCGTACCCATTCTCTGTTTTCTGGCGGTGGCATTTGCTGACCGATGTTCGTTTGATGAAAAAATATCCCTCGATAAGGGTAGAGCTTGGGTTTTGAGTATAAGGGCCTTGCAGGCCCTTTAATTATTATTTATGTTAAGCTGTAATTCTTAAATTTAATTATTTCTTCACCTAGCCATGAATTAAGATATTCGATTTTACTTTGTAATGGTAATAATTCATTAAGAACGAATACTTTACTCGCCTTCTCAGCATCCCCAAACCCCCCAACATTATTCGGCATAATCCCCATCATCTGCGGCGGCACGCGGTGCGCGGCCATCATGTCGTCACGGCTTACGTTCTTGATATTCAGAAACTCATCCTTAGCCGCCACCTCTGACAGCGGGATGATCTGAATTCCGTCTTTCTTCCCATTCGGTGAGTACATAAACAGGTTGCGGAAGTTGCCCGGCCCTTTGGCACTTTTCATTGCCTGGCGGATATTGTTTACGTCTTCCTGATTCTGCGCGGCGTCGGTCATATACATGATGAAACCGGCGTGGCTGCCGTTCAGGTAGTATTTGCGGCGGAACAATGTAGCCGACTCGTTTAGCAGGGTGGACGGGATCGCCGAAAGGTATTCCGGCAGACCGTAGACCTCCTGATTTAAATCCGGCTCCATCAGGTGAAACACGCTGCCTTTAGTGAACTCGTAGGGCTGCGTGTTCATGCCGTACTGAACAAACCAGTAGGTGTCTAAGTCGGTGCCGCGTCGCGTGAATTTAGCCAGTGCCGGCTCAAGCGCCAGCACGCCGCCGAGCCTGTTGGTGCGCTTCTCCAGATAGGCATTGCCGAAAACCAGATAGTCCTGCACAAAGCGGCTAAACGCCTGCTGGCTCAGCAGCGGGTGAGGGATGAAAGTGCTGGTAAGAATGTTTCGCTTCACGTTGATCGGCGAGCTGTGATGCACGGCCGCGCGGAACGTACGCGCCAGCCCGTCAAAGCTCACCGGCGGTTCATACCACTTGTCCATCACCACGCATTCCACGTAGTCCAGCAGCTCGCGGCGATCCAGCACCGGCACCGGGTCGCCAAAGGTGAAAGCTTCTGCCGCCGGGCCGCCGGTCATCTGTTGCTGCTGCACGGGCTGCGTGCGCGTTCGGTTCCTGCGTTTGCTCATTTAAAAAATCTCCATAATGTTGCCGGTGTGGGCGGCTTCGCCCTGTAGCGGTTCGTTTGCCAGTGCGTGCATGGTCGCCCACGCCAGATCGGCGTGGCTCGCTTCTTCGCTGCGGCTGGCTTCGTAGGTCGGGCGGTTGCCGCTGGCTGTGGTGGCGCGGCGGATTGCCATGAATGACTGCGCGATGTCGAGGTGCCCGGCGTCAAACTCCAGACGCCCGCTGCTGATGATGTCGAACGCCTTGAGTACCAGGGCGTTTTTCACGTTCGGGTTATAAACAAACTCCTTCACCGCCGGATAAAACATCTTCACGTTCTCGTACACGCCGAGGCCCACGCCGGTGGAATCGATGCCGATATAAGTCACGTTGTACTGCTGCGTCAGCTTTTTGATGGACTCGGCCTGCGCGCGGAAGTCCATACCGCGCCACTGGTGGCGCTCCAGAATGCGGAACTTACCGCCCGGCACGGCTGGCGGGGCGATCACCACGCACCCGGCGCTGTCGCCGTTCTGCGTACCCTTCGCCGGGTCATAACCGATCCACACTTCACGCCAGCCGAACGGCCGCAGCGCCAGCGCTTCGAAGTCGCTCCAGATTTCCCAGCTGTCCACCATGCACTTCTGCAGCAGCTGCAGCGGGAACACGGACGCCAGATCGTCCACGAATTCGCACATCAGCAGGTTCTGGTATTCCGGCGGGCTGTATTCGAGGCGCAGCTGATCGAGGTCAAACAGGTTACAGCCACCGCGCACGGCGTCCTCAACGGTGACAATTTGGCGGAACTGGCCGTCATCGCAGAAGCGGCCCGGCGACAGATTCATGTGCGACAGGTCGATGTCCACGCGTTCCGCCTTCGCGCGGCCCCGGTTGAACAGGCCGCCAGACCAGAACGGATAGGCGCTGTGCGTGAGGCTGGACGGGGTGGAAAAATAGGTTTGGCGCCACTTCTTATGCAGCGCCATGCCTGACGCCACCTTGCGCAGCTCCTGAAACTTCGGGATCCAGAAGTATTCATCAAGGTAGAGGTTGCCGTGATAGCTCTGCGCTGTGCGGGCGTTGGTGCCGAGGAAGTACAGGCACGCGCCGTTGCTGAGCGTCATCGGGTCGCCTTTCAGCTCTACATCCACCTCTTTAGCGAACTCAATGATGTACTGCTTAAACACGTGCGCCTGCGCCTTACTGGCTGACAGGAAAATCTGGTTGCGTCCGGTGGTGAGCGCATCCAGCAGCGCCTCACGCGCAAAATAGTAGGTGGCCCCAATCTGGCGCGACTTCAGCACGTTGCGGATGCGGTGCTTGTTGCCCGCGTCCCACCACTGGCGCTGGTAGCCGAACATCGAGTCGTGGAAAATCTCCTGTAATTTCTCCACCTGCTCGTCGGTAAACACGTTCTTTTCCGGCGGCTTGCGCGGCCCGCTGTTGCGGTTCGCCACGTTCGGATTGAGATCCGCCTCGTTGCCGCCGTTGCTGAACTTGCCGATGCGGGCATGGCGCTCGGACTGACGCGCCAGCAGGTCAATCTCCTTGAAGTCTCTCCCTTCTTTTGTCTCCTTCATGATCAGCTGGCAGTAGCGCGCGGCGGTGGTCAGCTGCATCTGGTCAAGCGGGCCGTAGTCGCCCCACTTGTCGCGCTTCTTCCAGCTGTGAACGGTTG